CAAATGCTAAAAGAGTATTAGATACATCATGTGGTTGGGGCGATAGACTTGCAGGTTTCTTTACTAGTGACGCTGAAGAATATATAGGTTGTGATCCTAACCCTAATACATTTAAACAATATTTAAAACAAGTAGAAGTCTATAATAGTTTTTTATCTAAACCTAAAAAGGTAACATTATATAATTGTGGTGCTGAAGATTTACCATGGGATAAAATTGACAATATAGATTGTGCATTTACAAGCCCACCATACTTCTCTACAGAAAGATATAACGAGGGTGGTGAGAAAGAAGAAAATCAATCATGGCATAAGTTTGATGAGTATTCTAAATGGCGTGATGATTTCTATTTACCTGTCGCTCAAAAGAGTTTTGAAAGATCAAAGCATATGTTTGTAAACATCATGGACCCTAATATAAAAAACAAAAGATATTATAGTAGCGATGAACTTGTTGATAGTTTAAAAGATAACTTTGTAGGTCAGATAGGCATGAGGATTATGCAACGACCTAAATCAGATAAACTATTTGAAAGCGATGAAGAAAAAGCAGAATTTATGAATCGTATCTACATTGAAAACGTGTGGTGCTTTTCAAAAGAAAAACTAGACTACTTTAGACATAGCAGACGTGCCACTTTATTCTAAATATGAGCATGGCTATATCCAAGGAAGACTATTTTAACCTAAAAGAATATTGGGATTATCAAAGACTACTACAATATAATAGAGAGTTACTAAAACAAAGACTCGCTAAAATGCAAGGTAGTGTGTTTACCCAATTAGGACCTATGAATACAAGTGAATTGTATGATAAAATATGGGTTGATATAAGAGATGAAGACCTAGAACCTATACCTACAGGTTGGGTTTCTGAAGATGAAAAGTATAGATTTGAAGGTGAATGACGCTTGACGAATCATACTAAATATGTTAGAATGTAATATAATTATGGAGATGAATGAATGAATGATTTTCTAAAAGATGTAATCAAAGAAACTGGCAATGAATATGCTAGTTTAGTAAGTGAAGGACTTGACGCAGGTGATGTAGATAGTTTCATAGATACAGGATCCTACACATTTAATGCCTTATTATCAGGCACAATATTTGGTGGTCTACCAAGTAATAAAATAACAGCAATCGCAGGCGAAGCTGCAACAGGTAAAACGTTCTTTGCGTTAGGTATTGTAAAACATTTCCTAGATAAAAACAAAGACGCAGGTGTAATTTACTTTGAATCAGAAAGTGCTTTGACAAAAGACCTAGTTGAGGCAAGAGGTATTGATAGTAAAAGAATGGTAGTTGTACCAGTTGCAACCGTACAAGAGTTTAGACATCAATCAATCAAAGTGATTGACAAGTACCTAGAACAAGACGAAGACAAAAGAAAACCTTTGATGTTTGTATTAGATAGTTTAGGTATGTTATCTACTACAAAAGAAATGGAAGATACTGCTGAAGGTAAAGAAACTAGAGATATGACTAGATCGCAGATTGTAAAAGCTGCATTTAGAGTATTGACATTAAAACTAGGTAAAGCAAAAGTACCTATGATTATGACCAATCATACATATGATGTTATCGGCTCAATGTTTCCTCAAAAGGAGATGGGCGGTGGCTCTGGTTTGAAATACGCTGCTAGTAATATTGTGTATCTTTCTAAACGAAAAGAAAAAGATGGCAAAGAGATTATAGGTAACGTAATACATTGTAAGAATTACAAATCAAGGCTGACAAAAGAGAATGCTATGATTGATGTAAGGTTAACTTACGATAAAGGTTTAGATCAACACTATGGTCTATTAGACCTTGCAGTTAAATATGGTATCTTTAAATCAGTTTCTACAAGAATAGAATTACCTGACGGAAGTAAACAATATGCTAAAACTATCAATAATGAACCTAATAAATTCTTTACTAAAGAGGTTCTCGCTCAAATTGACGAAGCAGCCAAAAAAGAGTTCCTCTATGGCGCAGAATAGATACGTCTTTGCTCAAAGAGATGTTGACGATTTTAGTTGCATAAAGATTGTAGAAGGCGAATATAAAGACATCATATACACATATGGTCATGTCAAGTTTGCCTCGGAAGAAAATGATAGGGGTGAGTTGCCTTTAAAGTTTGATTATGACGTAAAGGCAAATCCCAACAATGTTGATACATCAAGTATTGATTTTAGAAATTACATAGGCGATATACTAATAGAGGTCGTAGAAAAACAACTAGAGAATGGTACAATTAGATTTCAAAAATGATTACATATGCACGTATAAGAATGTGCTGACCGAAGACCAATGTCAACACCTAATTGATAAGTTTGAAGATTCGCAACATCAACAATCTAAAACTAATTTAAAAGGTCATATGTCATTTACAGAAATTAATCTTAACATGTTTTCAGACTGGAAAGAATATGCAGATATAATCTTTCCTAAATTACGACAGGTTGTTGACAAATATACAAAAGATGTTAATATAGACCCATTAAAACAATGGCCAGAGAAATTTGGTTTTGAACAGATAAGATTTAAGAAGTATGAACCTAACGGTGAAGATGAATTCCAAACACATGTAGATGTGACTAACTATAATAGTGCTAGAAGATTTTTAGTTTTTTTTATGTATTTAAATAACAACGATGGCGGCGAAACAACATTTCCTGATTATGATATTAAGATCAAACCTCAAGCAGGTAAGGTACTTGTGTTCCCACCAATGTGGACATTTAGACACGCAGGACAAAAACCAATCAATCAACCAAAGTATATTATAGGGAGTTATCTACATTATGTTTGAGAAAACGTTATTATCTAATCTAATTTACAACGAAGACTTTACAAGAAAAACATTACCATTTATCAAACCTGACTTCTTTAGGAATAGAGATGAGGTAACTCTATTTAATATCATAAATGCTTTTGTTGTAAAATATAATAATCTTCCTACAAAAGAAGCAATTGAAATTGAATTATCAAATAACAAAACACTTACCGAAGACGAATATAAAAATACAAAATCATTATTAAATAGTTTACAAAACGAAGAAGTTGAACAACAATGGTTGCTAGATACAACTGAAAAATTTTGTAAAGATCGTGCTGTGTACAATGCAGTATTACAAGGTATCAAAATCATAGATGGTAAAGATAAGAAACATACACCAGAGGCGATACCTAGTATCTTATCTGAAGCACTTGGCGTTTCATTTGATAGACATATAGGGCATGATTATCTTGCTCAAACAGATGAGCGATTTGATTATTACCATAGAACAGAGGAGAGATTAAAGTTTGATCTTTCGTATTTCAATAGAATAACTAAAGGTGGTCTACCACCTAAAACGCTTAACGTTGCTCTTGCAGGTACTGGTGTTGGTAAGTCCTTGTTTATGTGTCATCTTGCTAGTAGTGTTATATCACAAGGTAAGAATGTATTGTATATAACTTTAGAGATGGCTGAAGAACGTATCGCAGAAAGAATTGACGCTAACTTATTAGATGTAACCATAGATGATCTCTATGAAATGCCAAAAGAAATATACGATAACAAAACATCTAACCTACAAAACAAAATTAATGGTCAATTAATTATCAAAGAATATCCTACGGCAGCTGCTCATGCAGGTCATTTTAAATCTTTGATAGATGAACTTGCCCTAAAGAAATCATTTAAACCTGATATAGTGTTCATAGATTATCTAAATATTTGTTCATCTAGTAGATTTAAAGGTGGCAATATATCTTCATACTTTTATGTGAAAGCAATTGCTGAAGAATTAAGAGGTCTTGCAGTACAATATGATGTACCTATTGTATCTGCTACTCAAACAACCAGATCTGGTTATCTATCAAGTGACGTAGGGCTTGAAGATACTTCAGAAAGTTTTGGTCTTCCTGCAACTGCTGACTTCATGTTTGCTCTTATCTCAAATGATGAACTTGAAGAACTTGGTCAAATTAAAGTTAAACAATTAAAGAATCGTTATAATGATCCTGCTGTTAATCGTGCATTTATAATTGGTGTAGATAGAAGCAAGATGAGATTATATGATGTAGAACAATCTGCTCAACAGATTGTAGATAGTAACCAAGAAAGTAAGGAGAAGATTGAGAAACCATCAGGCCCACAATCTGTGGACGTGTATGATAAGTTTTCAGATTTTAAAGTATAATGAAAGATAAAATAATAGAAGAATTAAAAAAAGTTTACGATCCTGAAATGCCATCTATTGATGTATTTAATTTAGGCTTGATTTACGATATTGATATAAAAGAAGAAAAAGTTACAATCACCCACACACTAACCTCTATGCTTTGCCCTATGGCAGATCAGATACAAAAAGATATTAAAGAGGCAGTAGAACGTGTAGCAGGTGAGGGTAATGTAAAAATTATATTAACACATACTCCACCATTTAGTAGAGATATGTTGAGTGAAGAAGCTAAATTGATACTCAATATATGAATCACTTTTTTACAAGAAAAAATGTATTGATTGACCTATCACACAGGTGTCCATTAGGATGCTCAAGGTGTCAAAGACAGATATACTTTACAGGTAAATACGGCCACAAAGTATGGGGTAATGATTTACCTATGAGAAGTATAGAGATGTTAATTAATAAATTTAAATTTATATCTTTTGGTGGTCAACTATCAGATCCAATACACTATCCTAAATTTATTGAAGTATTGCAAATGTGCAGTAGTAAAAACGCAGTAGTAACGGTACAAACTGCCTCATCTTTTAAACCTATATCATGGTATAAAAAAGCGTTTGAAGCTTATCCTCAAGCAGATTGGCAATTTGGTTTAGATGGTTTACCAGAAGAAAGTCACAAGTATAGAGTAAACCAAGATGGTAAAAAAATATTTCAAGTAATGCTTGAGGCAAAAAACATACTTACAAAAGCACCCATTTGGCAATACATTGTATTTAAATATAACGAACATCATCAATTACAGGCAAAAAGAATGGCAAGAGAAAATGGTTTACGTTTTGTTATTATGAAGTCATCTAGGTGGTTAAGTCCAGATAATGATCCATTATTACCTAGTGAAAAAAATAGATTGGGGAGTACGTTTGAAAAAAGTATTTAAACCATTGTGTATAGCAAACGAAACTGATATGGCTGTTAATAACAGAAATCAGTTAATGCCTTGTTGTTACATTGATACGCCACATTATTTAGAAGATCCTACCTTAAAAAAACTAGTTGAGTCTAGTGACATAAGTAAACACAAATCAATTGAAGATATAATAAACAGCAAAGAATGGGTAGAATTGAACCGTGTAATACATGAGGCAAATGGGGATACATATTTTGATTGTATTAAAAAAAATGTACCTTGGCCATGTGTTGACGCATGTTCACAACCACAAAGGAGTGAAGAACGACATGACTAAAGTAAGAAAAAGAAAACCATCTATCTACTACAAGACAGAAATGGTTAAGTCAAAAGGTGAAATCATATGGCGTTGCGTTGAAATGCCTAGTAAGTTAGTATTACATGAGTCTTTCTTTGAGGAAGATGTAAAGAAACTTACTAAATTTCAAAACAAAAATAAGACATTTGGTGTCTTTGGGTTCCCACCTTTCTTTGATTGTAGAAGTGAAGAAGAAAAAATCGCAGATAAAGGTAAAACAAACTACAATTCGCCAGCAAGAAGTAGAGGCCGTAGATAAATATATCTATGGCAGACTTAACAACATTAGCAGAATCATCACAGGCATTGTTTTGTTCTATAGCAGATTATATAGGTGTTCAAAGAACTAATCAATTATTTGATCCTAAAAAGTATCCTGATTATACAGATTTTAGAAATCAAATAACAGACGCTACTTTAAAAGCAGCTCATAAGAATATTGAAACACCTGGCGTAGCACTAAACGAATTAGAATTATTTTTAAAGAAAGATACTAAATGGTTTGTATCATCTTTACAGATTGCAAGAAAATTAATCAACGACATAACTAAAATAGATCCTGATTTTAAAATTGCTAAACAAGGTTTT